TAACAGAAGCTCTATATCTTCTGAGGTTGTTACCACCGACCAAATGGGTGGTTCTATTAAGAAAGCACAAGTTGGACACGTTATCATTTCCGTGGCTAAAACTTTACAACAAAAAGAAATGAACTTAGCAACTATTGCGATTACCAAATCACGTATTGGTAAAGATGGGGTAGTGTTTGAGAACTGTAAGTTCAACAACGAACTACTTGAAATTGATACTGAATCGTCGGTAACATTCTTAGGTTTTGAAGAACAACAAGAGGAAAGAAAAAGAGACAGAGTTAAGGAACTTTTGGAAAAGAGAAAACAAAGAGAAGAACAAAAACAATCGTAAAAAAAAACACAAAAAACAATTATGGAAAAAATATTAATAGAGAACCCTAATAGGTTTGTTATCTTCCCAATCCAGCACAATGATATTTGGGAATACTACAAAATGCACCAAGCGGCATTGTGGACGGCTGAAGAAGTAGATTTAACTAATGACATCAGAGATTGGAATAATCTATCTGAGAACGAACAATATTTTGTTAAAAACATTTTATCGTTCTTCGCGGCTTCTGATGGTATCGTTAATGAAAACTTGGCTGAAAACTTTTATCGTGAGGTACAATACCCTGAAGCAAAATTTTTCTACGGGTTCCAGCTTATGATGGAGAACATCCATAGCTTGATGTATTCACTTCTTATTGACACTTATATCTCAAATGAGGAAGAAAAGAATTTATGTTTCACCGCATTGGACAATCTACCAGCAGTTCAAAAGAAAGCTAAATGGGCTTTGGATTGGATTGAGAAAGCATCGTTCCAAGAAAGATTGGTTGCGTTTGCGGCGGTTGAAGGTATCTTCTTCTCAGGTTCATTCTGTTCAATCTTTTGGTTGAAATCAAGAGGTATCATGCAAGGTTTGTGTAATGCCAATTCTTTAATCTTTAAAGATGAAAACTTACATTGTGATTTTGCAATCCACTTGTTAAACAACCACGTTGAAAACAGACCAAGTGAAAAAAGAATTAGAGAAATTTTATTATCGGCATTAGAAATTGAAAAAGAATTTATCACTGAATCATTACCAGTATCTTTAATTGGTATGAACTCAAACTTAATGAAACAATATCTTGAGTTCGTTGTTGATGGTTTGTTAGTTAAGTTGGGTTGTAAAAAAGAATTCAATGTTGAACAACCATTTAAATTTATGGAACAAATTGCTGTTGAGACAAAAGGAAATTTCTTTGAGTCAAGAACGGTTGAATATCAAAAAGCAAAATTAAATGAAACAATCTCCTTTGAGGAAGATTTCTAACATTAAAACAATATGATGTCATTAAAAATTAAAAAAAGAAACGGTGAGGACGTATCATTTAATCCTCAAAAAATCTATAATCGAGTTAAACGTGCGGCAAAAGGATTGAACGTAAACTCTGATGAAATCTTCATCAAAGTCATTACATCAGTCCCAACTGAAGGACTTATCACAACCAAAGAGTTGGATAAGTTAGTTTACGAAATTGCTGCGGCTTATACTGGTAGTCACCACGACTATTCAAGATTAGCATCGTCAGTTGCAATTTCTGCGTACCACAAAGAAACTAATGATAGTTTTTGTGAGACTATTATGGAGTTACATTCAACTGGTGTAATCAATGACAAGTTAATTGAAATCATGGACTCTTATGGTCATGACAAAATTGATGAGGTTATTAATCATGAGAATGATTATAACTTTGATTACTTTGCTTGGCGTTCATTACAAGAAATGTATTTACTAAAAACACCACAAGGTAAAGTAATAGAAAGACCACAACACATGTACATGAGAGTTGCTCTATGGGTAACAAACTCATTTGAAGAAGCGGTTGAATATTACCATTCATTATCAAATCAACTTATTTCACCAGCGACACCAATAATTATTAATTCAGGAACCAAAGTCCCTCAATTAGCGTCTTGTGTTTTACATTATAATAACTCAGATTCACGTAATGGTTTATTACAAACACTGAATGATATTTCAACTTATTCTTCAGACGCTGCAGGTATTGGTTTATCAATGTCTAACATCAGAAGTAAAGAAAGTCGTATCAATTCATCAGGTGGATTTGCGGGTGGATTGTTGAAGTATTTGAAAATAGTTAACGAGTCGTTAAGATTCTTTAACCAACAAGGAAGACGACCTGGTAGTGCTGCTATCTACATCGAACCATGGCACAAAGATGTTATGGACTTGTTAGATATTAAAAAGAACACAGGTGCGGAAGAATTAAGAGCAAGAGATTTATTCACAGCTCTTTGGATTCCTGACAACTTCATGAGAGCGGTAAAGGAAAGTTCTGATTGGTATTTGTTTTGTCCTAACGACATTATTAAGGCGGGTATAAAACCACTTCAAGAATGTTATGGTGACGAATACGAAGCAAACTACAACCAAGCGGTTGAGTTAGGTCTTGGTAAAAAAGTTAAGGCTCAAGATGTTTGGACTAAGATTATCGAATCACAAGTTGAAACTGGTGTTCCTTACTTATGTTCTAAAGATAATGCTAACAAGAAAACAAACCACCAAAACATTGGGGTGATTAAACAATCAAATCTTTGTAATGAGATTTACCAATACACCGATGAAGAAACTACGGCAATCTGTACACTATCTTCGATGGTATTGAAAAACTTTATTGAGAAAGGTGAGTTTAACTATAACTTACTTTATAGTGAAGTGAGAAAAGTTGTTAGAGCTCTTAACAAAGTTATCGACATAAACAGTTACTCAACTGAAAAAGGTAGAAAGGGTGGATTGGACCAAAGAGCAATTGCGATTGGTACTCAAGGTTTAGCGGACGTATTCTATTTGATGGATTACATCTTTACATCTGAAGATGCTAAGAAATTGAATAAAAACATTTTTGAAACTATCTACTTTGCAGCAATCACTGAAAGTATGGAATTATGTAAAACAATGATACACAAACCATACGCTCACTTTAAAGGTTCACCAATGTCAAAAGGGGTATTCCAATTTGATATGTGGGGGTTAGATTATGAAGGATTAAGTGGTCTTTGGAATTGGGATTCTTTAAAAGAAGAAGTTAAAACTTACGGTGTTTGTAACTCATTATTCACGGCTCAGATGCCTGTGGCATCTTCAGCTAAGATTACAGGTTCATTTGAAATGACAGAACCAGCTCACTCAGCGTTATTTAACAGACGAGTTGTTGGTGGTGAAATTATGATTGTGAACAAGTATTTGATTAATGACTTTGAAAAGATTGGTATTTGGAGTGAGGATTTGAAAAATGAAATCATTTTAAATGAAGGTTCAGTTCAAAACATTAATTTTAATAATCACCTTGATACTGAGGATAAAAACTATACAAAGAAAGTTAAACGTATTGAACACTTGATTAGTAAATACAAAACAATTTGGGAGATTTCACAAAGAGAATTGATTAACATGGCGGCGGACAGAGCACCATTTATCGACCAATCACAATCAATGAATATCTATATGGCTAACCCAACATTGTCTAAGATTACCTCATCACACTTCCATTCATGGGAAAAAGGTTTAAAGACATTATGTTATTATGTTAGAACTAAAGCAATTTCAACAGGGGCTAAACACTTAGCGGTTGATGTATCAAAAATACAACAACCTAAAACCAAAATTGTACAACCAAAAGTTGAGATATACGAACTAACTCAAAAACCTGAAGATAGTCCTTTTGAATGTTTTGGATGTAGTTCCTAATTTGAAAATCCCGATTCATTCGGGATTTTTCATTTTTAATCTATTTAAAGAAAAATAGATAGTATTATATTTATAGTTATGGCAGATGGAATTACTTATGGTATAAATTTTCCCTTTAGGGATTCTAGACGAGGTGACTACTTAGAACTTACTGAATTAGAATCTCAGGAGATTAAGGCCGACTTAATACATTTATTATTAACAAGAAAAGGTTCTCGATATTTCTTACCTCAGTTTGGAACAAGACTTTATGAGTTTCTATTTGAACCATTTGACGGACTTACATTTAATGCCATTGAATCTGACATAAGAGATGCTATTGAAACATTCATGCCAAATTTATTGGTTAATAGTTTAAGTATTACTCCTGCGGACGCCCAAGAAGAAGTTGACATTGCAACAGGTCAAAATCTTTTAGGTACAAGTGAATCATCCGTATACCGATTCCCTGGTAAGGGTACGTCAGAATATACCGCAAAAATAAGATTAGATTATTCGACCAATGGTTCTACATTTGGTCAGAGTGATTTTGTGATTATCAATATTTAATATAAATGGCAAATAATAGAATATCGTACGCAACAAGAGATTATCAGTCAATTAGAACTGAACTCTTAAATTATACTAGAACGTATTACCCTGATTTAATTCAAGACTTTAACGACGCTTCGGTATTTTCTGTTTTCATTGATTTAAATGCAGCAATTGCAGATAACTTACACTATAACATTGATAGAAGTGTTCAAGAGACTGTATTACAATATGCTCAACAAAGGTCATCAATTTATAACATTGCCAGAACCTACGGGTTAAAATTACCAGGTCAAAGACCTTCAGTTGCTTTAGTTGATTTTTCAGTTACAGTTCCAGCATTTGGGGATAAAGAAGATGAAAGATATTTGGGAACACTACAAAGAGGTTCTCAAGTTGTTGGAGCTGGTGTTGTATTTGAAAATGTTTATGACATTGATTTTGCGTCACCGTACAATGCTCAAGGTTTCCCAAATAGAATTAAAATACCAAACTTTAATTCAAATAACGTGTTGGTTAACTACACAATTACAAAAAGAGAAATTGTTGTAAATGGTATCACAAAAGTATTCAAGAGAGTTATTGGAGCAAATGATGTTAAACCATTCTTTGAGTTGTTTTTACCTGAAAAAAATGTGTTAGGTATAACAAGTGTTTTATTAAAGAATGGAACTCAATATACTAACATACCAACTACCGCAGAATTTTTAGGTGTTGAGAATAGGTGGTATGAGGTAGATGCTTTAGCCGAAGATAGAGTCTTTATTGAAGACCCAACAAAAGTATCTGACCAACCTGGTATTAAAGTAGGTAGGTATATTCAAACACAAGATAGGTTTATTACTGAATACACACCTGAAGGGTTTAAAAAAATGACATTTGGTGGTGGTACAAATACTGCTCAAGACCAATTGAATCAGTTCACAACTTTAGGTACTACATTAGAATTGCAGAAATATTCAAACAATTTTTCATTAGGTTCTACATTAACACCTAATTCTACTTTGTTTATACAATATAGAGTTGGTGGTGGATTAGCAACAAACTTAGGTACGAATGTTATTAATCAAATTGGTACAGTTTCATTCTTTGTTAATGGTCCATCTGAAACAACAAACTCTGCAGTAATCAACTCATTACGATGCGTTAACGTAACGGCAGCGGTTGGTGGTGCGGGTATACCATCATTAGAAGAAATTAGAAACTATGTATCGTTTAACTTTGCGGCTCAAAAGAGAGCGGTTACAGTACAGGATTATGAATCAATTATTAGAAACATGCCAGCTCAGTTTGGGGCACCTGCCAAAGTTTCAATTACAGAAAACGACAACAAAATTTTAATTCAAATTTTATCATACGATACATCAGGTAAATTAACAAATATTGTTTCAAATACTTTGAGACAAAATATTGCCAACTACCTATCAAATTATCGTATGATGAATGACTACATATCGATATTCAGTGCTGAGGTTATTGACTTGAGTGTTGATGTTTCAATTGTTTTGGATTCGGCTCAAAACTCAGGACAGGTTATTTCAAGTGTGATTGATAAAGTTTCTGCATACTTTAACCCACAAACAAGACAGTTAGGTCAGAACGTATATCTGTCAGAGATAAGAAGTATTATTCAAAACACTAACGGAGTATTAACTGTTGCAGGATTAGAGGTGTTCAATGAAGTTGGAGGACAATACTCTTCAGCGGAAACTTCAATGGAGTATGCCGACCCTGAAGTAAAATTGATTGCACCTGTTGATGATACAATATTTGCACAACCATCACAAGTTTATCAAATCAGATATCCTGGTAAAGACATCAGAGTGTCAGTTAAGAACTTCCAATCAATTACTTTCTCTTAACAAGTTTATTTATTTTTTCTTTAAGTTATTATTTAATTGTGTGCGTAAACTTTAAAAATACCACATAAACTATTTATTAACTAAAGAGATTAATGGGTCAATCATATAGAATAAGAACCGAGTTAGGTATCACTAAAACAATTAATGTACAGTTAGACCAAGAGTTTGAACAACTAGAGATTCTATCTTTAAAAATTCAACAGGAGGATGTTTATAATAGAAACTGTGCGGATTATGGTGTTCTTGTTGGTAGGGTTACTGCCAACAATGGATTTGGATTACCAAATGCCCGAGTATCTATTTTTATACCAATTTTACCTATTGACGAATCCAACCCAATAATCTCAAGTATCTATCCATATAAATCACCCGAAGATAAAAATGAAGATGGATACAGGTACAACTTATTACCTTATGAAAAATCATTTTCAACACACGCAGCTACGGGTACTTTACCGTCAAGACTTGACGTACTAACAGGGGCCACCGCGGTTGAGATTTTTGATAGATATTATAAATTAACCGCAAAGACCAACGAAAGTGGTGACTACATGATTATGGGGGTTCCATTAGGTAACCAAACTATAGTTATGGATGTTGATTTATCTGATATAGGTGAGTTCTCATTAACACCTCAAGATTTAATAAGAATGGGACTAGCCACCGATGCTCAAGTTGCTGGTAATACATTTAGAAGTTCAAATGATTTAAATTCTTTACCACAGATAATCAATTTAGTGAAGACTGTTGAGGTATCTCCATTATGGGGAGACCCAACCATTTGTGATATTGCAATAAACCGAGTTGATTTTGATTTACGTGATGAGGCAAATATTGATATACAACCAACATCTGTGTTTATGGGGTCAATATATTCGACCGCAGATAGTTTCAGAATTAGACAAAGCGCTAGACCAAAAGATAATTTTGGTAACCTATGTGATTTACAAACAGGTCCTGGACAGATATTAGCAATTAGACAAACTATTGACCAAGATAGTCAGGGATATCCAGTCTTAGAACAATATAGTTTAGAGCAATCGGGTAATATTATTGACGGTGACGGAGTTTGGTTGACCGAGCTACCTATGAATTTGGATTATTATATCACCAATGAATTTGGTGAAAAAATAGTATCTAATGACCCAACAATAGGTATACCCACAAAAAGTAAGTACCGATTTAAAATTAAATGGGCTCAACCTGCAACATTAACAGAACAAGTTAGAAGACCGTATTATTTAGTCCCAAATGTTAGAGAATACGGATGGACAACTAACGTAGACAACGACCCAAACTATTCTTCAAGTTCAACTATCCAAAAACGATTGGCGGGTTCTTATTATTTTGGTTTGGATTGGTCAGGTTATACAAATATTGATGCTGCGGTTAATTGTGACGACACGTTTTATGAATTTCAGTACAATAGAGTGTACACGGTTTCAGGACTTATTGACCAATTCAAAAATGGTGGTAGAGGTAGATTTGTTGGTATTAAAGAAATTGACGATAATGATTGTGAAAACACTATAAATAAATTTCCTGTTAACGAAGGGTTTAGGAACTTTGATTTTTTATATTTTTTATTTTCAATATTATTTACGGTTATTCAATATATAGGTGTTCCGTTTATTATTATATTTAGTTTAGTTGCATTTTTAGTTAATAATGTATTAAAAAATAAAGTTTTAAGAAACCTTCCACCTTGGGCGATTTTATTGCTCCCTTTCCGTAAAGTTGAAAAAGTCGGAACTATAAAATTACCGATGATAACATGGCCCGATTGTCAAGCTTGTGATTGCGGTTCAACACAACCCGAAAATTTAAACTACTCAGAATCAGTTTTAGTACCTGATTCAGGTTTATTAACTCAAGTTTCAAATCCTGAACTTTATACTACAAAACTTAGTCAACAATTTGCAAATTCAAATTGGGTTAATACTATACCACTTGCAATTGCAACAAATAATTTAGACCCATCAAATCCATTATCATTTAAATGTGCTAAAGGTGCCGTTCCATTGTATTCGTCAATACAGAAACAAACAATACCTATTGGTGAACGAATCAATATTTTTAATTTAAAAACCAAATATTTTGAAGGTACTAATAAAATTAAAGTCACATTTGCTTCTGAAAATAATTTAACTCATCATTATGACAATACACTAACTGTTCTTGCGACACAATCTTTTTCTGCGGGTACTTTATTAAGTTTTGTAAATCCTGACAGTACTACAGATAGTAATTATTTATGGAGTGCAACAACAACGGCGGGTAGTACTGTAAGTGGTATTAATGGAAGACTTCAAACAAATGAATTTACAATTAATGTTGAATATGCTGACCCAACAAATCCATTAAACGGCTTAACTACTCTATATACAATACCTGCAAATACAAACGTAAATTGTGTCAGTGATATTACAGTTGATGTTACAAGTTTAGGTACGATTACGTACGGAGATTGTGTCGGTGATAGTAACACTTTTAATGCTATTACATTAGGTGTTCAGACAATATCAAACGATGATTGTATTAATTTAGGTACTTTAGGTGGTACTGCAACTTACACTTTAATAAACAGTGGGGAAACATGTCAAAGATATGTGTACCCATCGGACATTGAATATTATCAAGTATTAACCGCAATAACAATAAGTACATCAACTGTTAATGGAGTAACTGTTCCATTTGTTGAAAACTCAGCAAATACAGGAGGGTTTTTCCAAGGAGTATTACAACAAACAAGTATAATAGAAAATTATACAGAAAGATTCATACCATATCCACCAAATAGTAAAACTTTAGAAAATACTGTTAATTTAACACCTACAAGTTATTTTGATGGTTTTACCGAACAAGTTATTTTAATCTTACAAAGAGGAGTTGACCCCTATTCTCCTAAAATACCAAACAAATATTCTATTGGAACTTTATTTGGTACCAACGAAAGTGATTCTAATTGGACATTTACTGCCAATACAAGATTAAACGTCCCAATACAAAAAGTTCCTACAGGGTCGCAGACATTTACACCTCAACACAACGTACAGAATAATATATATTTCCAATCACATTTCTTTACTCCAGGTATTGTTGGCTCAACAACGCCAGGACTACAGTTCTCTTCTTATACGACAAGTAATGTTGGGTACTATGGCGCGTTAGATGGAAATTCAAGGGCGGTTATAGTGCCAGGTGCAACGTATTCATCATCTTCTTTTGTAAATCAAACACCATTATATAGTACGGTTAAAGGAGTATCGACTAAAACTACAAACGTATATTATGAAAGTGCAATTTCTGTAAATGATTACGATACTTCGGAAGATTTATCAGGTGGGGCAATTACATGGGGAAATCCTTTACAAGTTTATCCTGCAAATAGTTCCATACCACCAACATTACAAAGTTATGGACAATTTGGTACTGTATATTTTAGCCCTATATTATACCCATCACTTACAGGACTAACCCAACTTAACATTACAGGTTACTCAAGAAATATTATGAGAACTGACAGATTACCATCATCAGATTTTATTGATAGTGAAAATTTAAGAGGTAGTGTTAGTTTATTACAACAAAACCTTGGATTTGCAACTTATGTTTATGATGGTGATAATATAACATATATAACACCAGGTTATAGTACAGGAGCGTCACAAGTTACTCCTGACATTGAGGGTCAAGTTGCGGGGACAAACGTTTTAAACACTTTAGGTAATTGTCAAAACATGGTTGGTTTGGATTGTTATCAAGGGGATGGAACAAATTTTGGAGTTGACACAAATTGTGACAGTAATACAGTAGTTAAACAAGGTTGTTACGTTTTGATTGAAAAACCTCTATTTGGTATTGCTGATGACATAAAGGCTTTTAGTGAGTGGGGTTACAGATTTAGATTTTTTTATGGTTTGTGTAGAGGTGTTCTTTCACAAACATTTACAAATAATTGGGTTAACGGTTCGTTATTCACGTTTCCAATACAGGTAGATACTTTTTATGATAAACAAAATAAACCTCTACCTCCACAATTCCCTAAACAATTGGTTTATTTTGATGATAAAACAAATAATTTCTACTATAGGTCATCACCTTTCTTGTCTGGAACAACTTCGG